CACCGCCACCGCCACCGCCAATCATTTCAATAAGAATGTGATTACAGCCAGCCGGAGTTGTGTAAGTTCCGCCGCCTGTGCTTGTTAAAACTTGCGGGGCGCGAATTAATGTTCCACCGGATGCCAAGGATGAGGACGTCCATGTAGTCCCGTTAGATGTAAGTACGTTACCGCTTGTGCCGGGGGCCACAAATTGAACTGCACTGGTTCCGTTACCAAGAATGACATTATTGGCTGTAAGCGTTGAAGCGCCCGTACCACCGCTTGAAACCGCTAAAGCTGACGAAATTAATCCATCATCTGCCTTTTTTACGTTTGTCCCGTCGCAATAGACAAGAATGCTATAACCCTGTGGGCAAGATACAGTAGTTCCAGCGGCTGCATTACTGCCGTTATTTGATCCCAATAGGACGGTATACGCGCCAGACGTACTATTGGTAACAACCCACATACCTGCCACGCTTTGAGGCAATAGAACGGTCTGGTTAGCGGCCAATGTTCCGGTCAGATTGAAACGCATGGCTTGCGACGTAGAACCCGCCGCGACAGCACTTGGGGCTGCAATATTGGTATATGTTGGCGTTGAACTAGTGCTTACTGAAACACCGGTCGTATTGCCAAAAATCTGATCAAGAATGGTGGAGTTATAATTGAGCGGCTGATCCCAAGTCGGGGATGTGCTGTTATATGCTGGCTCGTTAAGCGCAAGATTAGTCGTTGTTGACATCTGATTTGCCTTTCTTGCCTAACAAACTTTGAACTGTATCGGTCTCGTAAATTTTAATTCCGTACCAAATAATAGGGAAAAACGCGCCAACTTCCGGTATCCAACCCATAAGAGTACCCAATGCAGCGGACAGCGAAAGCCAATCCATGAAATGTTTAACGCCTGTATCAATGTGATCAGTCAGGGTCATGGTTGAAAATCCCGAATAATGGCCGCAAAAATGTTCCGGTTGATTGATAGTACACCAAAGCAACGGATATTCCAATCCCCGCAGTTTTTTGAGTTTCTAATTGCATTTTTATAATTCCACCCAATTTTTACTGTTTTCGTCCCAAATGTATGATTTACCATCATTTGGGCGTTGAACCGGAGATTCCCATAACCAAGTTGTTTGGTTTAAAGTCCAAGAAGAAAACGGTTGAGGCGCATAAAATACATCATGCGTTGCATCATAAATATATCCAATACCTGCATGATTACCGCGCAATGCCACACCACCATCAGGCTGTCCATCTTGGCCGTAATGAATACCGCCACGGGTGTTATAAGATGTTTGAACCCATTCAGAAGGCGACCCAAAAAGGCCAGAGTCAATAACATCTTGTTCCGCAACAATGATTTGCGTGACAAACCCATTTTCTATTTTTGCAAAATGGCTCATGCTTTGTAAGACCCAGAAGATGTAAACTTAATAATTGTATTACTACCAGATGTAGTAATAGTAGGAGAACCTGTTGTTACGCCACTATAATTTGCCGTTGGAACGGAAATAATAACCACACCAGAACCACCAGCCGCACCCGTTCCAGCGCCGCCGCCGCCGCCGCCTGTATTTACTGTACCAGCAGTTGCGCTTGTGGTTCCACCCGCTCCACCACCACCTGAACCACCCGTTGTAGAACCAGCTGTAAATCCGCCGCCGCCGCCGCCTGCGTAATAAATTGCTGTTCCAGTAATAGAAGATTGCAATCCATTACCGCCATTGCCACCATTATTTCCACTACCAGCACCACCAACAGCACCAGCGCCACCGCCGCCACCAGCGCCATAAAAACCGATTACGCCATAACCAGAACCACCAGAATTACCCTGACCAGATGTTCCAGAACCACCTGTTCCACCGGCATAGTACGCAATTCCACCACCACCTGAACCGCCCAAACCACCCGCTGGAACAACCCCACTTGGACCGCCGCCGCCATACCCGCCACCAACTGCTGTGGTTAATCCTGTTATAGATGAATTGGTTCCAGAGTTACCAACCGTGGAACTGGCGGGGGTAGCGCCACCGCCGCCTACAGTAACGGTGTAAACAGTGCCACCCGTTAGAGTTGTTGACCCAGTAACAAAACCACCAGCACCGCCGCCGCCGCCACGGCCACCATCACCACCACCAGAGCCGCCACCCGCAACAATTAAATATGATGCTGCATAAGATGGACTTGTTCCTGTCGTGCTATAAAAAGCAGACATACTTAAATTAGTAGATGGAAATGTTCCAGAAGAGCCATTGGAATAATAATATGTTACCCCTCTATACGAACTAAGGCTATACGATGCGACATTTGGGAATGCCGCATATATATTTGCCATAGAAATCGCACCTGATGAGGGACAGTATGTTGGCATTACATCTTGCTCCGTAAATCAACAACTTCTGCGCGTAGCTCTTTGATAGCTTCGATCAAAACGCCCACAATGTTACCATATGCAACAGAAAGATTTTCACCTTCCATAACAACTTCTGGCAATACTTCTCGCATCTCCTGAGCGATAACACCCACACCCTTAGCCTCACTATCAATACGGGTATAACGAACACCTCGCATTTTATCGACCAGATCAAGGGCATTATCTATGGTAGACACGTCTTTCTTTAAACGGGCATCAGAATATGCCGTAACGTTGCCAGTGGCGACTAAATTTCCAGCATCATCCAATGAAAGAATTACAGCAGAATAGGCGCTATTAACCCATTGCATAATTCCGCTATTAACACGAATCCATTTATATGGAGTTGTCGCTCCATTACCATTAAATCTTATACTCGCGCCATTTGCTCCCGTATCAGCAACGATTAACGTATTTGAAGAACCGCTTGTTGTAAAAGAACCCGCTGCTCCAGAAGTTAAAATTGAAGCAGTGATTAATGCAGCAGAACTCGTCGTCCCCACTAGCAGATTGCCGGAGGAGTCGATACGCATACGTTCGGTAGCCGATGAACCGTTGCCAAATGCCAAATAACTTGGATCACCAATAATACGCGCTACTTCTACACCGTTAATTGTATAAAAATCGTACGTTTGAGAACCAGTAGGAGCAAGCCGTTGAAACCCTGCATAACCACCAGTGCTTCGTGACGCGATAATATTAGCGGCAGAAGATGATACGTCTAACTTAGTTCCCGGCGAACTTGTTCCAATACCTACGTTGCCAGACGTATCAATACGCATACGTTCTGTATAAGTTCCAGCGCCAGTGCCAAAACCTAATGCAGTCGTTGTCCACATTGTTGACAAACCAGATGCCGTGGAAAGAATACCAGTTGAATTGGTATTATCTGTCCAACGCACAGCGTCTGTTAACGCGGCAGTTTGAACGGTAAATTTAGTGCTAGGCGAACTCGTCCCAATACCTACGTTGCCAGCATTGGTAATACGCATCGCAGATGCAAGCGTATTGGCTGTAGTGCCTGTTGATCCAACTGGCGCAACTTGGAAGTCAATATAACCAGAGCCGCCCGTGCCTGTGCCGTTACCTGCATAAAGCGATAAATTGCCGCCAGTGATGTTGGTTCCCGTGCCGTTTGGCGAACGGATAATAGAAGCACTTGGCGTAGCACCCGCATCGCCACGGCCCAAGATGAGGACAGGATTGGTTGAAATATCAAGTTGGGCGGCTTGCGTACCGTTTGTGTAGAACGATAGCGGCAAATACGTACCCGTGCCGTTAATGCCCGACACCAACTGAACGTCCGTGGAGCCGTTCGTCGCAATCAAAATCTTGGATGCGTTGGTAGGATCAGCGGCATTGGTTGCTTGCCAAGAAGCAGCCGTAGATGTGCCGTTAGGCAGAGCATAAATGCCCGTTGTGCCGTTGGCCGTACTTGTTTGAAAAGCCAAACGGTTGGTAACAGTAGCGTTAGTAAAGTCGCCAAGAACACGAGCGCCAGTGCCTGTAAAAGTTTCGTTACCGCTATTGCTGATGCTGCCCGTTGTTAAAGCCGTAACCGTAGGCGAATTAGACCATGCAGGAGCAACACCAACACCACCCGACACAAGAACTGATCCGGTAGCAACGTCAGACAGTTTTGACAGAGTTGTAGAGGCAGAAGCGTACAAAAGATCGCCCACTGTGTAAGACGTAATGTTTGTGCCGCCAGAGGCCACAGGAACCACGCCGCCAAGCGTTGCAAGCGTAACCGTTGTCCACGATGGAGCGGCAGACGCGCCACCAGATGTTAAGAACTGGCCAGACGTACCGTATGTAGCGCCGCCAATACCCAACTGACCCGCAGGGCCAAAACGGAAGACTTCAGTCGCAGAGTTGCCGCCTGTAGCAGTCGTGAAGATAGACGCGTATGTTCCTTGCGCCGTATCCGTGAAGTTTTCAGCAGCAGTAATCGCAAGATAACCTGTAGATGCTGTAGCAAATCCAGTCGCGCCATAACCACGGGCAGTAAACTGCGCTAAGAAGTCGCCTGATTGCGATGCCGTTGGAGAAGCCGCCGTACCACGGGCTTGGCGGCCTGTATAAACAGGATAGTTGCCCGTGCCGTAAGCATCTTGCGTAATACGGGTATTGGCGGCATTTGCGCCAACAATATACAAATCAGTACCGGCAGGAAGCGAACCTGTTGGCGTGGTCGTTTGCGTATTGGAAACAACAGTCAACTGCGTCTGCGGCGTAGCGGTATTAATGCCCAAACGGTTATTGGTGTTATCCCAAAAGAACTTGGCGTTGTTCTGGCTGTAAACGCCTGATGCACCCGCGAATACAACCGATCCGGTGGTAAACGCCGTTGCAGTACCTGTACCGCCATTTGTAACACCCAGTGTGCCAGTGACACCTGCGCCGCCAAGAGCCAACTGACCAAACGAAGGGGCCGTTGAAGCGCCCGTGGATAATAAAGGATAACCCGTAGTAGATGGCGATATTTGGCCAACAGAAGACGTGCTTGCGGCGTATAATACCCCATACGCAGTCAGCGCAGTCAGCCCCGTGCCTCCGTTTGCAACGCCGACCGTGCCAAGGCCGATGGTATTACCCGTCTTGGTAATTGGAGCGGATACGGTGATATTACCGGAAGATGATGTCTGAACCCACACAAGGGCCGTTGAACCAACCGTAATTGTGCCAGTTGTGTTCATGACCCATGAGGTTGAACCCCATGTCGTGCCGCCGCTGACAAATGTAGATGCGCCCGTTTCAATGTAATTAGGGCCGCTGCCAGTCGTATTAAAGTCAGTTGCGCGGGTAAGCACCCAATTGGTTGAGCCAGAACCAAGCGTTGTGACGGTGTAAATACCGTTTTGTGCGCCCGTGCTTTGGTCTTTAACAAGGATGCGGTCACTTAATGATGCAGTATAACCATCAACAACAAAAGCGGCCTGTGCGCCACTATTGGTAAGCGTAGCACCAACACCCGCCGTTCCGTTGTTATATGTGGCGGTCAAATTGGCAGTAGTAGCCGCCGCAGAAGCCGTATGGAAGGTTGTATTACTAACCGTAGCAACTTGGTTATCAACATACTGTTTGGTGGACAATTGCAACGATGCGGTTGGGTCTTGCGTAACCGTTACTGTTGTCAAACCTGACAACGTGGACGTTGAAGCGCCCAAAGCAATAGACGTTGAGCCAATTGTAATGGATGAATTGGTTAACCCGGCATTAGGAATTGTAGCGACAGCCGTGAATGCGCTTGTGCCATTGCCGACAAGATATCCCGTCAGTGTGGTTGCGCCTGTACCGCCGTTTGCAACAGGCAATGTGCCGCTTACGTGCGTAGAAAGACCAATTTTACCCCAAGACGGAGCAACACCGACCCCTCCAGAAATAAGAGCATTGCCAGTAGCCACGTCATTAAGACGGGCCAAGGTGGAAGATGACGAAGCATAAAGAATGTCGCCTGTCGTATACGATCCATAACCCGTTCCGCCTTGCGTTTCCGATAATGGCGTGGTCAGACCAGAAAGTGACGTAATATCGCTGTTTGCCCCTGAAGCTGCTGCACCAAGGTTAGTACGAGCGCCAGATGCCGTTGTAGCTCCGGTGCCACCATAGGCGACAGCCACAGGAGACCCCTGCCACGTTCCAGATGAAATGGTATTAAAGCCAACCGTTCCAGTCGCCGAAAGATTCGTAAATGCGCCGGTTGACGGAGTTGTCCCACCAATTGCTGTTTGGTTAATCGTTCCGCCAGTTATTGCAACGGCATTGGCATTTTGCGTTGCCATCGTTCCAAGGCCAGTAACTTGACCTGATGGAATTGAAATTGTTGTGTTTAAAGCAGAAGTAATCTGACCTTGAGCATTAATAGCAATAGAAGGAACAGAAGATGCTGTTCCATAATTTCCGGCTGCAACACTCGTGTTAGCCAATGAAATCGTGCCAGATGTAGTAATTGGATTGGTGCCAGATGTAGTAAGCCCAGTTCCAGCCGTAATTGAAGAAACAGTACCGCCACCAATCATAGCTAAGACTTGAGCAGCAGTTAAATCTTTAACAGCAGCCACACCCGCCGCATTATTACCCTTAATGGTATTGGCTGGCATAGTTGAAAGATATTGGTTTGTAATGCTCGAATCAGTAACGCCAATAGTTCCGGTCGTCGTAATCGTTCCGCCCGAAAGTGGAGATTGAGCAGTAACTGATGTTACCGTACCTCCATTGGCATTGAGATTGGCAATTTGTTGCGCGGTGGCGCTATAAGATACGCCATTCTGCACAACCATGACTTCAGATGATCCGCTAAGGGTCGTAAGAACCGGAAGATTCGTGACAGTCGTATTGCTCATGTCGTGGGTCCAGTCAGCGGTATCTGGTTGTAGTTGTATGGCAAGCCAACCAAGGCCGTAACCATCAAGGTGGTGCCTTGGATAAGGTTCCCCGCTGGTATAGCATTGTTTGTCTGATAAGTGAATGCTGTCGCAGTAGTAACCGTCACGCTATAAATGCCATCTGCATTGTTGTTTGTCAGACCTTCAACCGCAATTTGGTCGTTGGTGCTAAGGCCATGCGCCGACGAAAACGTCACTGTGATTGTGCTTGTGCCGGTCTGCGACGTCACAGACAGCGGGGAAAGCACCACACGGTAGTTTTTCTGGTTGAGCAATGGCATCACGGCGTTCTGGTCGAGGCCGGTTGGCTTACCCAAAACTTGGGTCGTCACATTGACCCCGTCCTGCGTGACGATGTCTGTCGTCGATGGGATAGGAATGCCAGTCCAGAAGTCTTTAACAGTCGGCGCATTAATCGCGATGCTGTCTGTTTCCGCCGCCGCGTAATCTTGAACGCGTGGGTTCTCGATTGGCACTGGGTCAGCAGGAAGAATAATCGACCTTAATTGAGCCTGAGGAGTGTCCAAGCACGGGCTGCACACCAGAATGCGCTTGTTGATAAGGCCAGCACCTGCATAGTCAAACTGCCATTGGAGCTTGTCGTGATTGTATAAAAACCCGCAACGGTCACATATGCCGAAAGCGCGAGGATTTCTACTTGATACGGATGCACGGCCTGTTGCCCTCACCTGAAGTATCCTTGGATTTGCGGCGAAATGTATTGCTGCGCCGTTTCCACGTTCTGCTCGGCGGCAACGGAATAGGCTTCATCAGCCAGCGGCTTCAGCAATTGCACCTTTGCGGCATTCCAGATGATGGCGAGGCGCAGAGCCAGATTGTAGGCAAACGCTTCCAGCCAGAGGTACGGGATTTCGACCGTCTGCCCACCGGTGTAGGCCGCGTCTTGGATTTGGCGGACGCGGTAATACTTCAGGGTCTGCGATGACGTGCCATCCGGCACCGGCCACAGTGTCACCTGCGGTGCAATGAGGCGGTCCATCCAGAACACAGTGGGAAAGCCTACCTGCTGCTTATTGGGATAGGACGCGTACTCGGTGCGCGAGACCGGCAGGATGATGCGGTCGATGGGCTGCGACCCATTCGTGGTGTTTTCCACGTATGCGTCGAGCATCACGACGGTGTTTGGGTCAATCGAGTACGTGGCCGCTGGCGTCGAGGTCGAGATCGTGCCGCTGGTGGAAGTTCCAACAACGGAGGATGAAAAGGACACCGAACCGTTGGAACTCGCCGTAACCGTCTGCAAACCGTCTACAATGCCGGTGCCTGCCACGGTGATCTGTGTACCTATTGTGTATACAGGGGTGTTGGGCGTGGCATAGGTCAGCGTGGCCGTTGAACCGTTGCCGGTAGCCTTGGTAATCGTTGGGGTCTGGTTGAAGTTTACCGTCACGAGATCGACGGCCCACAGGTTTACGCCCCGGTTGGCCCAATTGGCCAGCAGCAGGTTTGTGGACATCCGTGCGGCTTCCATGTGCTCTTGGGCAATAGCCGTATTGCGCACTTCGCAGAGGTTGTACGCATAGAGTACAATCTCGCCGAGCGACGGATTAAACGTGTAGGTGCCGCTCGTGGCCATTAGAGAGTTCCGTCATTCGCAACCAGAACGCCCTCACCAAATGCGCCAACAGCATATGTTCCTGCGTTTGTATTAACGCGAAACTGGATGTCTGTTTTTTCCGTATAAATCAGCGGATATTGCCGATGAATGTCCAAGATGCTGGTAAATGGCGACTGCGCTACGTTGAGCGCGACCTTGGAATTGGCATTTTGCTGCCAGTTAGTAAAAGTCAGGTTGTTAGAAGATGTGTATGGGTTAGATGCAAACACGTCGATGCGGTTCAAGAAGAACGAGTAACCCGCTGGCACCGTATAAATTGCCATCTGTGTCTTACCGACACCAATAGCAATCTGTGCATAGGTCGTTCCGCCGTTCTTAGCCGTAATCGTGCCAACATTTGAATTGCCAAGCGTTGCAACGCTGGTGACAATCATGCTGTTGATGCGGAAGAATGCCGTGCCGTTGGTGGCCGTACCGGAAGTGCCGCCGGAGAATGTCACCGTATCGGTCACGACAGCGTAGTTCGCATCCAAACCAGTAACCGTCATGGTCAAGGTTTCAGATGCCGAGCTGGCATATGTCATCGTTAAGGCAGAGGTTGGGTAGGTATAAGTAGATGCATTTTCCCAGACTGGGATGCTGGTAGTCGTTACAGAGGCCTGATAGCCAAAAATGTTGACCACGTTGTGAAGCGTAATCTGGCTACGAGCTACCTGTAGTTCAAACGGTTCATTGCGACCCGTGCGAGTGATGGACTGGTTAACAGCGCCCGTTGATGTAAAGGTGGTCATGATTATTTGCCTTTTTTACGCGCAACTGCCACATTATCGACAGCGTTAGGATATGGCCGACCTGCGGCCCTTGCACTAGCCTTAGCACTTTGCTCTTGCTTGTGCGACAAATGCTTTGTGTGATGGCCCTTGGGAAGCTGTTTGTCCCAGAATGGTTTGGTTGTCATTGATAAGCCTCAAATAGGTTCAATCCGCTATGGATTTTAACATAATCCGCAGCTTCCTGTTTGTTTTTTGCTGCCAAAAGGTAAATTCTGGCATATTCTAATAGGTCTGGGTCGTCTCTAAAATGGCCCAAACCTCTATTGCACCTATCACATAACATGCCCCTAATCTCGCTTGTTACATGATCATGATCAACGACAAGTTTATCACGTTCTCCGCAAATAGTGCATTCAATTGTTGTCGCTATAAGTGATTTCAATTCGTGATCAGAGATCATGCCGCGATAGTTTCCACGGCGTATTTCAGACCTATACGAATTACGACAATCCCTGCACCAACTATCCAACCCGTTGCGCTTCTTATTATGAAGAGGAAAAAACTCAGAAGTTTCTGGTTTTTCGCATTTGCAACGAGTGCAAATTAGCATGTCACGCCCCATTTTTTTAAAGCAAGATTGATTCTGCTGTTGGGGTCGTGGGCAGTTTTAGAGGATGTAAGTTTTTCCTTCATCCCACACATTCTTGCCCTAAAATTCTCGTGGCGCGGATTATCGGAATCTTTGGTTGGAGCCTTGAGGTGATGACCTTCCGCACGAGCAGATTGCCTACCGCGTTCGTTAAGCCCACCAGATGGCGATTTACCTTCGGAACGCGTCCATGCAGCGGTCATATGAGGCTCCCTATAGAGAAAAGGGGGGCCGAAGCCCCCCTCGACTTTTTACTTGCCGTGCTCTTCTGACTCGTAAGAGTGGTGGCCCTTAGGCTCCATACCCTTGTGAGCAGACGACAGTGGGTTCATGTTTGAACCTGAAGCGCGGCCACCCGACTTGCGTGGGGCGCGGTCTGCACGATGCTCGGCCTTGTGGCCTTCGTGGTGACCGACGTGCTTCTTGGCCTTGTGGATTTTGCCGCCGTGCTTACGCTTGTCGGCTTCCTTGACGACGTTAGAATTGCCGCCTTCATAGANGTCATGTGGAGCTTCGTCAGAAGCCCANTGACCTTCCATAGGCGATTCTACCTTGCCACCCTTCTTGTGCTCTGCACGAGGATGCTTGTGATGCACACCGGCTTCCATATGGCCGTGGTGATGTCCTTTGTGACCCTTCATGGCTCACTCCTTAGAAGTTGTAGTATTGGGTTGAGCCAAACAGACCCGTGGTATACGGAGCCATGTAGGCCTGCGGGGACTGACGAACGATCAGCTTGTTGGCACCGCTGCTTGAGGTAGCGGCGTAGGTTCCACGAACGTCTGCCGTCGTTGCCGATGGCGTGGTACGGTCAGCGGGGAGATAGCCCGTTGCAGCAGTGACCAAGGTCGAGGCAACCAAAGAGGTTGCATAGTTGACAATGATGTCGCCGAACGTATCCGAACGAAGTGGAAGACCAAACACGTCAGCAGTACCGACCGAATAGGCGTGGGTCGTATCAGCCGTGCCGCCCGAAAGCACCACAGACTTGATGTACTTGAACGCTTTTCTGCCGTTAACCGTGCTACCTGCAGTGATCGTAATGGCTTCAGACATTGGATACCCGTAGATATCATAGCCGTTAACCGTTGCGGTTGCGTAAGTAGCACTTGCTGCTGCCGTAATGCTCACTGCGCGACCAAGAAGAGCTTGTGGGCTCCAGTTGGCCATGCTTAACGTCTGAGCATTGTTTGGAACGGCACACTGAGCAGGCGTCTGGTAAGCCAAAGTAACTGTACCAGAAGTTGCCGTCAGGTTGCCCGTAAGCTGGTATGTACCGGTTGTACCTTGCGAAACCGAAGAATAGGTGCCGGTTGTCGTAAGCTGCGCGATAATCTGTGAACCAAGGGCAGTTCCTTGCGAAACCGTACCAGTGGTTGCCAAAATTACCATGCCGGGGCCAATTGGCATCTGGTTGGTCGAAGTCGTGACCGTCAAAATGCCGTTTGAAACCGTACCAGTTACCGATGCATAAGCATCAAGAGCAAGAACCGTGTCAGTTGCGCCCGTATCCGCACGAACAAAATTCGTGGAATAATAAACGCCAGTTGTGGAGGAGTTAGAAGTGACCAACGAGAGCGTTGCACTTGTAGGGTTAGCCGAAGCAACAATTGCTGCCGAAGCCGCCGTATAAGGCACCGCACTCAAGGTCGTGATGTTATCGAACCCAAGCCAGCCAAAATCAATGGCCGCCTGTGCTTCACCCGGAAGATAGGTGTAAGGCAAGCGTGGGTCGAGGAAGCCTGCACCTGCATAAAACAGGGACGAGCCGCCGATATCGGGGTTGTAATCAGCACTTGTGGCAGCTTGGCCAAAAGCGATGAAAGGACCAGTGAATGCGTCTACAGCCATAGTAACTTCTCCTTACGAAGTTGGGAACGAACCGTAGATCGAACGCCAGTTGTAATAGCCAAACGAGTAACGCTCATAACCCTTTACAAGTAGATTATCAGTAACAAAATCCACTTGCATGTCAGTTTCGAACTTTACGCGCTCCATATAGGCTAAACCGTCGATGTTGGTAAGTAAGAACCAAGCATATGGCGAGGTCAAGAAGTCGTTGACCATGTAACCTTCTGGAAGACCACCGGCAGTCGTCATGAGCGCGTTGACATCGTTGTCAGCAGTACCCGGACGCAATTCAGTCTTCAGAAGACGGATTGCAACTGGCTCCAACTGAGGAGGGATAATCAACTTGCGACCACGAGCAAACACCTTCAGACCGGCCTGATCCTTGAAGTTCGTGCGGATTGCGATCATCGCATTCAGCAAGGTGGCTTCGTTAAGATCAACCTGCGTGGTTGGGGTGTTGGCAACCGTACCGCCGTCGATAGGATGCGCCGTGGAGCAGAGTGCCACACCGTCGCCGCCGACCGCTGCATTGTAGGTCGTTGCCGTATTCAAGAGGTTCGCGCCGTAGATTTCCTTGGTCTGCTGGAAAGATTCCATCAAGCCGAGGTTCGAAGGGGTGAACTGGGTCTTGTAGAGGTTGTCGTCGATTGCCTTACGGGTAATCGCGTAGCCGAGAGCAATTTCAGTGTGCTCTTGGTTGTACACAAAACGCTCACCCGAGCCCGAATCGAAAGCCGTCTGGCCACCTTCGCTCTTAAGCTGAGCGAGGCCGAGGTAGCGCATTTCTGCGGTACGTTCGAGAGCCATCTTCGAATCGTGCTTAGTGAAAATCTTGTCGTACTGAGATGGGATCATCTCATACTTGCCTTCAATGCCACGGAGACCGGGGAGCAAAAGGTCTTTAATCTGTGATAGAATAACCATGACAAATTACTCCTTACGAGATGCCAGTTGGGCCAGCGCCATTCGTGCGCCAGACTTCGTTGTTGAAGCCGACAATCAAATTGCAATACTGGGTTGTTGGATCGCCGCCGTTACCAAACGAAGTGGCATAGTCTACGACGATGAATGGGAAGGTGACCGTGGTGCCGACCGAGGAGATGTAAGCGCCAGAACGACCGGTCGAGGTGTTACCCGTGCCGATGGTGAACTGGGCATACTGGCCTTGGACGCCAGAAGTCTGGGCGGTAGCCGTGCCCGTGATCGGGAAACCCGAACCGGAAGACTGGACAACGAAACGAGCGTTTGGATCATCGATCACATATGCTTCGACGTCGTAAGAGCAATCCGAACCCGGCCAATAAGACGACCAAACGGTGCGCTTCTGGGAGGTCGAGAGATACTTACAACCAACAAAAATACCGGCGAGAACCGTGGTTCCGGCTGCGGCCTGCGTGATGTAACCGTTAGCTGTGCTAACGACGGGCATTACCGGATCGCCAGTGAAAACTGCCGTGGTATTACCTGAAGCGATTTTGCGGGGGGATTGTGCGAACGTCGGTGCGCCGCCTGCTCCGCCCTGATACTGCAAGAAACCGTAGGGCGCAAAGGTATTGGCCATGACGGGATTCTCCTTTCAGAGAGTTTCCATCATCGCGCACCGAGCCGACTATGAAACGGACATTGTTTTAATCTCCCACACCGGGGGGAGAGCGAGGATGGCAATATAGACACACTTGCATCTATAAGTAAAGGGGGCCGAAGCCCCCTTTTTTATTATTGCTCTGGAACGTACAGATTGTGGTCCTTGGTGATCTTTGGAGCCACCTGAGCGTCCTCGCGGCTGATCAAGCCACCCTTGCCCTTCGGGTCAAGCTGGCCTTCCTTCATGCGGACCTGAGCCCGTGCATTGCGAAGGTCACGAGCCTTGATGTCGTTCGTGATTTCTGCAGGGCGCTCACAGAGCACCATGCCGTCACGCTCGATAGCGCCGACAGCGCCACGGGGCATCATGTCTGGGTGCCGCGAAGTATCGACCGGCTCCCAGCCCGAACGGGCCATCTTCTGCAGATATGCAGCGTCAACATAGCCCATGACCGACTTGACTTTCCACTCATACGACCAGCCATCCGGTGGGATCGGCGTGGCAAACTTATCGGAACCTTCGTCAACCGTGGCGTTGTTGTGGTCGCGAAGTTCCGCGACACGACGTGCCGCGCGTTCAGCGGAAGTTTCTTCATGCAGCGCTGCCGGGCGCAATGACAAACGGCCTTCGTCTTTAATCGTCTTCATATCCATATTCCTTTCTTAACCAGCCATCCGACCGGATTTTACGAGTGCGACTTTATTTTGGGCGTATTCTTTCGGCGTCATGCCCATGTCTTTTGCAGCTTCCTGCTCGGCACGGGACAGAGTGACGACGTTTGGACGACCCCCGGTGCCCGTTCCAGAACGGGACACAGGTGCGGCAGGCGGTGCAGATGCCCGACGGCCCGAGGTTGATTCCGAGGCTTCTGACATGGCTGCTTCCTGACGCACGGGCGTTTTATTGATGTTGAGGCGATTTTCGAGGAAGTTGAAGTAGTCTGGACTATCCGGCTGGATGCCATCATCGAGCGCGTCGAAGTGCGCCCTCTGCAAACGAGCTGCACGGCGCTCGTCATTGACCACATCTGGGTTGTTGCGAACCCATTCAGCCGACTTTGGCGTCAATTGTGATGCCAATGCCTCTACTTTGTTGGCTACGGGGGCTTTAATCTGCGCCTCGTAGTGCTTTTTTCCTTCAGTAATCTGCCGAAGGTTGTTTTCCGTCTGGTTGATGGCCATCAGGATGTCGGCTTGGGCGTCAGTGTCGCCGTTTGCCACCGCTTCGCGAAGATTTTCCTTTAAAATCTCCTTATTGCGGCCTTCCGTCTCAATTGCGGTGTTTAACATCCGCAAATCGCTGTCTGCCTTGTCGTTTGTAGCTACACGAGCCTGCTGTTCGGCACGTTGACGGGCAGCTTTCTCGGCTTCAAGCTCACGGCGAAGGGCTTCAATGCCATCATCGACCGTAATTTCGGGTTTTGTCTTGATAACAGGCTCTTCTGGAGCCTCCACGATGACAATGTCGTCCTCTGGGGCTGTTTCCAGCTCCAATTCTACCTGATTGTCTTCCATTTTTATCTCCTTACCACACTGAATCTGGGTGCTTTACGCGTCCACGGATCACAACATCGTCCATGAGACGGCAAGGCTGGCCATTAATGGCAACAGACCAACCATCAGATGGGCGAAACACAACCCAATCGCCTACATTGACGTCCGCATCCTTAAACCAACGACCGGTTTCGTCTTCAAAGGCAGACGGCCCCTTCTTCACAACAAGGCCAACCTTGCCCTGATACTTGTCTTGCTCAGTCGTTTCGTCCGCCAAAATGATGCCGGACTTGGTTTTGTTGGGACGAATGTAGATTGCGACGAGGATGTTGTTGTTAAACACTTCGACTTCGTTGAGATCGCCGAGGCTGGCCAACAAATCTTCCTTAAAATTGTCAGCATGTGTCATCTTCATAGGAGGCATTAGAATTTCTCCGCACTGGTTTGAGCGATATCAAACATTTCCTGAACCGCGTGGAAGGCCTGAACCATGCCCACGTATTTTTGGTATGTTGCATAATCGGCCACGTACCCCGTGGAGATGTAGCTAACGATCTTCTTCTCTTCTTCGTCGATTAACTTTCGCAATTCGTTTGCGAATTTCGCTGCTGTAGTTTGCATATTGCCCTCTTTAACCCCTTGTAATGATAGACCGGACGCCCCAAGGGGCTGGAAAGGCGTCCGGTCCTCTCTCATCCGGGCGGTTGCGAACCCCGCCCAGAGAAACTTATTTGCCGCGTGGCTTTAGGCCGTAGGCTTCGATCTTTTCGAGCCGTGCATTCCCGCCGCCTGCGCCGCTATCAATCGGATAGCCGGTACGGCCACCAGACTTGCGAGGCATTGGGTAACCCATAGGCTGCTGCATAGGCTGGCCCATCATTGGCTGCTGCTGCATCATTGGCTGCATGCCACCGGCATTACCCAACGAACCACCGACCATCTTGCCGGTACGACCACCGGTAGCACGGGGCATCTGCGGAGGCATCTGCGGAGGCATCTGAGGAGCGCCGCCTGCCATCTGCGGAGGTGGAACAGGAACGCCCATAGGAGGCTTTGGTGGCATCACAGGAGCATTAGGCATGTTGGCTTGATCCTGACCGCCGCGAGGTGCCATCACGATGTTGATCGTGGTGGTGCCCTTGGTACGGCCACCCTTGGCATGCTGAGCGCGGCCACCCTTTGCATAGATCATGTTAGGATCGGTGTTGCCGTAATAATCGCCGATATCGCTCAAAGCGGCACCCAAAGCTTTTTCACGGCGATCTGGGGAGAACACACTTTGCGTTGGAGCAGCGCCTGTATTAGGTGTCCCACCGACACGAACAGGGGCATTCATTGCCGCACGTTGCGCGGGGTCCATCATGCCTTGGCTCATCATCCCCGTATCTGGAGTGCTGCGCATGATAGATGGCGAGGCTGCCGAACGGAGAGGAACGGCGGCTGGCATAACGCCACGGCTTGGACCCTGCGCTGCCAATGCAGCCTGACGATCCTGCGGTTTCATTGCAGCAATTTGATCAGGAGTTGCCTTATCAAGATCACTCCAACCCGTCAGAAAGTTATAGTTTGCCATTGGCATTACGGTATCGCTGACATCGCGGCCACCACCGGCACGAGCCTTGCGACCGCCGACAGCTCCGGGGTTCTTCTGTTTGGAGTTGCCAGAGAAGATGCCACCGCCGGAATACTTGCCGGTACGGGCCTCAGGCTTGACCATGCGCTTGATCAGCGCCTTGTCTTCGGCGACGTCTGGGTGCTTGATCTTGCCGCCCTTCTTTTTGCCCTGCGTGGTAAGGTTTGTGTCGGGCATAAAGTTGTGCTTGTCTTCAGCGCCGTGATAGATCGGTGCGCCTGTTGCTGGTAGGCCACGACCCGGCATGCCACGAGGCTGCTCTGGGTTTTTGTTTAGATAGTCAGCAATTGCATCACCGCCATCGGCCCTCTTGGTCCGGCCACCCTTCTTCATAGCGCCAGAAGCCTTGCCCATGGCCTTGTTTTGATCGGAAACAGGATTGTTGCCAATCATGCCGCCGCCAAACTTATTGGTGCGACCGCCCTTCTTGAACGCGCCCTCATGCTTGATGCCTTCACGGACATCATTAGCCATGCGCACGTCGCGGTTGATCAGGTTGTCGGGGGTCAGCGCACGGCCACCGGCCTTGCGGGGCTTGCGGTCGGCGCGTTTCATGGCGTCTGCGCCGATGACTTTGCCACCCTTCTTGTACAGGCGCTTTGTAAGCGGACGTGCGCCGGTCTTCACACCTGCATTTTCAGGAGCCGATGGCGTCCACGTCGAGCTATCGACCTTTTGCTGTGGGTCGTTCTTGGTAAGGCGCTGGGCCTTCGACCGGCCACGGTCGTCTTTCTTGTATTCTTCCATAGTAACGTACTCCAAAGTTGTTAGCGGCGTCCCGCTTTGCTGCCAGTGGGTTGATAGTTTGACGCAGGCAACTTTGCGCCAAATTTCGAGATCACATGATCTGTCATCTGAGAGCCGACTGTGCGTCGGTAAACCTTGCCACCTTTCTTGAATGGCTGTTCAACCCATTGAAATGTACCATCTGGCATCTGCTTCTGTACCATATGTGTCTTACCACCGCCGTTGCCATTGGTGGGCCTAGTTTGGTTCTGCATTCCCATTAAATCATATTGAGCATGAGTAAACGCATCGGAAGGCGACATACCTTGATCGACATACTGCTTTTGTTGCCGATCAAGAATTTGCTGCTGGCTCTGGCCAAAGATGCCTGCAACATTATTCACAAGGCCCGATATAGGGTTGCTTGGCTCGTATGTCGATGGATTGATCGGCGGCAATGGCACGTTGGCAGGCGGTGCTGCTGCTATCGGGGTAGTAGTTGGGGTAGGCGCAGGGGGGTTAACCGCTACCGGGGTAGCAGTTGCGGTCGCAGGCGTCGGCGTATACGGGGCGGCAGGCTGCACCATTGGCACAGCTCCAGTTGCGGGTGTTCCGCCAAGATGTGTTGCGTCATCCGCAGTGGGCGTTGGCGTGTGCGGGAATGCTGGCTGGGTGATATCTTTTGGCTGTGCGGCAGCCAAAATCGATTCAAGGGGCGTTCCTGTTGCGGATGTAATAGGATTATTGTTGTCTGCCGTCGAAGGCGTTGGCGTATGCGGTGCCATTGGTTGCGTCGAAGAATCACCGCCGTAAAACGCGCCAGCTTGTGGCGGTTGCTGTCCAAAAGTTGTTGTCGCGCCAGTAGGACCAAACGCATTGATCAGAGCCGCCGTAGCGGCGCTTGCAGCACTTGGAGGCGCTTCGGCAGCAGTTGCCTGCGCGTTGGTCACGCCATTGTTGAGCACCGACATACGTTCGGCTTGAGCTTGCCGAGTTGCGGCGACATCGGCAGCGGACTTGTTAACCGCAGCCTCGTTTTCGCCTGAATGGAACCCAGCCCAGCTTGGGATCGGGCCTTGGCTGGCAAGCTTTTCAGCTTCGGACGGTGGAGCGCCCCGATCTTCAACGCTTGCTTCGGGAGCCGACTGCTCTGATTCGCCGCGACCGACAGCGTTTAGTGATTCGTGCTCGGTTGGGCCGCCATCATCAAACGCGTCACGGTGATGCCAAATACTGCCCTCTACCTTGCCACCCTTTTTATATGCACGGCGCACCGACCCGCCAGTGGATTCATGTTCTGGTTTTTTACCGTATCTTTGAATAGCAGGGGTATCAGCAGTAATATTTACTGGTCGAACATAAGACCCAGAGCGGACATCACCTAATCCAGATGCACCTTGCTGAGTTCCATGCCAAGAAGCGGCACGTTCATCGCCTTTTCCTGCCATTTTAAAAATTTCATCAACTGCTTGCGAATGATTTAATTCGCCTTGTGCATAGCGTTGCCAAATATCACGAGCCGCTTTTTGCATTTTTGGGCCTTTGTCACTAAACAAAGTACGGACACGCTCCCACGTTACAGATTGCATTTCAGAAGGATGAACGCCTCGTGCCCAAGCTGCCTTGCGAACTGATTCTGCATGAATAGGATAATCGCCAATTGCTCCTGTAGAACCTGTTTTCTTTGGCGAATCTTCTTTAACCCAAGGCTCGTTTACACGTTCAAGATAAGCCTTGCCTTTTTTATCAGGGGACGTGCCAAAATTACGATGTACAGCTTTAGCCGCTGATCCATGAGGCAACAAATCACCTGCGGCAACAGCATGCGTATCAATAACGACGCCATTTGGATCATGTGGATTGGTAATCACATTGTAAAATTCACGAACTTTGTGATTGTTACCAATTTGTTGATTAATGTTTTCAAGGCTTGGATTATGCCAAATGCTGATAGCTTTTTGAATTGGAAGATAAGAATTCCACGAGGATGTATCGGGGGCCGACCCAGATTTGTTCATCATAGTCCCAATAAACTGACCGGTAGGGCTTACAGCATTATATTCAGTTGGGTTATGCGCCTCATCAAACGCACGGGACCACATTGCAGCACGAGCCTCGCCATGCGGTCCTGCAAGAACTTCACGCAAAGTTTTTCCTTGGATGTCCGACCACTTGTGCGGCCCTGTTTCCTTTGTTCCCTTCATCTGTGGCAAACCTTTGCCGCCAGATCCGCCATTTTTAATCACATCTGACATGCCGTTTGTCCACGGCGTATCAAGATGGTGGTGCAAAATATCCATTAACCGTTCGGCCTGCGTAACATTTTTGTCCCAAGGGTTTTGGGGCGACAATACAGCCATAATTCCATGCGCTGCACGAGGCATAATGTCGTGTTCATCTGCGTATGCATTACCAAGAGCGTGTGCCGCACGATACCAAAACCGACTTGTTTGCCGTTGTGCAGGTGGCGTTCGATCCCAAATTTCTAAAAGATTTTTGGTTTGGAAATCTGTTGCTCTTTTAATGGCTTCTTCGCCATCAACAACATTATATCCAGAAGCGGGATGATTGCGCCACATGCGAAGTGCGCTTGCTTCAAGGTTTTTCCTTGAATGCTGCTCTGGAGATATGTCTTGTCGTGCCTCACCCTCTTTAGGTGGGCCTTTATAGGCGGAGACGGTCTTCGGCATAAGAGCGGAAACCGTATTGGGGTTAGGTTGCCCCGGCGCTAACGTATCGCCAAAGTTTACTTCGCCTTTGTATCCGCCGCCTTGGCGGTGTGCTTCTTCGAGGAGTTCTCCAAGTCGAGCTTCCGCTTTGGTACGAAGAGAATCGTAGGCTTCCGATGTGGATGCTCGGGATGGTTCGCTGGTCGATGACCCAGATATGCCATAATTTGTCCCATGTTCTGGAAATGAAATATTGGTAGGATAAGAGGACACATCATATTGCCCCTTAAGGTGTTTGTCTATGGCTTTTGCATGTTCAACGGTATCATCACCACCAGACCCGGCCATGATGTCCATGGTTCCACGGCCTAGATCGGTCGAATGGCCTTGGGCAAGACCTTGCGCATGCAAGCTCTTATAAACCTCGTGGGCATGCTCCGGCGAAACATCAGCAGGCATGTGAACGCGCACCACACCAGCAGGGAAACTGCCTTCAAATGGATGCGCATGGGCACCCATCATGGAATCCTGACGGAATAGGTGGCCCAAGCTATTTAAAGCTGGCCCAATGTGATCGGGATTATAGGGGTGAAAAGTGTAATTTGGGTTGCTGTCGCCTTCAAACCCGCCAAGGCCGGGGCGCACTTCGCCGGTATAGCCGGTTGCGCGTTGCCAAGGACTGATAAACTCGCCGATCATCTTGTTGGAAACAGCCTGTTTGGCCTGAGGATGCAACTGCTCCCATGACGCCTTTTGCTTGGGGTCATATGTCTTGCCGGGCGCAACCTCGAAGAAGCCGGACGGTGCCTGCTGCTGGGTTGCGGGTGCTGGCTTTACAGGGGCAACCATTGCGGGGTCTGTTACTGCCCCCTTTGTGGCGTATCCTTCTACGTCGCCGCCCTCGGCCTTGGTGATGTCTAAGTTTGATAACCCACGTTCAATTTTATCAGACATGGCTTTTAAAGCATTTAGCTTATGACCCATTGCATTACGGGCATGAAGCATAACTGGCAAATGTGGCTTACCCGTTTGCTTTGCAGCAGCCAAGCGATGATGACCATTTGAAAGCATAACACTAGGATCATGCTCATCATTATTTCTGTTATAGCGAAATGCTGTGGCTTCAACAGGTTCGGAAAAATCCATATTACGAGCAACATCGTCACTTACACGATGCGTTTCACCCGCCATACCAGAATGATCTATGGCATGAGTCGGAAGGTATTTTATCTGAGGAATTGACCCATTGTATTTTTGATTTGGTTCAAACTCATCCCGCCTTGGATCACCGACAGGGATCGCATCCCGCCCACCTGCCGCACGGTGTAACCCACGGATTACATGTACTGACTGTACCAGCTTGCGGAGCGCGTCATCCATTTTGCTTGCCCTGTGTAATTGATGGGATCACGTTGCCCAGTAGCTGGTGGACGGCGGGGTCGCTCTCGGGATGCACAGCGATATTCTGCGCCAGATCGATCATCTGGATGCGTTCTTTTGCCAGCATGTCTTCCTGCTTCAGCGCTGCAGTAATCTTGTCGTTCTGTGCCTTCTGGGCCAGCTCGGCAGCCTTGATCTTGACTTCCGCCATCTTAGCATCGGCCAACTTTTCCTTGATGATCAGGTCGATGCCATCGACTTGTTTTTCGTGGTCAGACGGAGCCACAACGCCACCCTGCGTGAACGTCTTATGCGCCTCAAGGCCTGCCTTGTTGTTGTCCATGTGAAGCTGAGCGCCGTCAAGGGCAACTTTGCCCTTTGCAAGCATGAGGCGCGTATCAGCATCCTGCTTCTTGATTTGGATCTCAGCCATCTTGGCCTGCGCCTCTGGATTGCTTTGCTGGCCCATAGCCTCTGGGGGCACCATGAACTGCTCTGGATTAGACCAGCCGATGGCCTGCAGAGCCATGCGGTCTACAGCAATCGGGTCGTATAGAGCCGGATTGGCACCCTGCAACTGCTTCAGGGCCATAACTTTCATCAGACGCTGGGTCTGGCTGGCCGTGTTGGGGTCGGCCTGCGGTACGAGGTCCACCTGATTGATGGCGCGGAGGAAAGTTTCCTCGTCCCACTGACGGGCCGGGCGCTTGTTTTGCTGCCAAAACGAATCAGGGTTCTCGCGGAAGCAGCGGACCAGCAGCTCGAACTCTTCCGACTGCGCGGTATGCATGCGCTTGTGAACGGCGTTCAAAACCTTGGTTGCCTGATCGATCAGCGCAATCGTGGTGCCCACCGGCGCATCTTGCTTGCCCTCGCCGACAGCCTGCTCGGCGGTGCCGCCGACACGCATACCAGTCTGGTTGATATTCTCGACGAGCGACATCAGGCCGGGGCCGACATCCTTGTAGGGAAGCGGCATAACGGCGTCCGAGATCGGAGCGCCGCCGGTCTTGATCAGGGCACCACCGCCGGGAGGGATGCGGAAGATGTTGGTATTCTGCCGCGCACCTGCATCGGAATACAGGAAGCCGGGGAAGTTGGCGTACATGCCAGCATCGAGCATTTCGCGCCATGCTGCGGTCAAAGCATTGGTCGTGTTGCCTAGGATGTGCAGGAGACCCAGATCATAAAACCCCAGCCCCGGTATGAAGGTATACTTAACAAACGTCTGCCGAGGCTCCGGCAAATCCTTCGTATCTTCATCATAATTCCTGACAATGCTTAAAATTTCACGCGACGAGACGTCAATGGTCACGCGGTAAGGTATCTCCAGACCGGTTTGCTTGCCGTTGCGGCGATGCTCAAAGGCTGCGATTTCCAATTCGCAATAGCACTCGTAGATTTCGCGGTCACGATCCTCGGGATCGTTCTCGTTCTCGCTGATGCCCTGCTGCGCCTTCTTCTCGCGCTGCGCCGCGTCGAGCTTGGCCTGCTTTGCGTTCGACAGTTCCACATCGCTATAAACGCCAAGGATTTGCATCCGCTTGACGGTCGATGGCTTCATGTAGATGCGGTGGGTTACGCGTGTCGAGTTGTAGAGGTCGGTGGCGCTGTTGTTGACGATGAGGTCGTCGGCGTCGATGCTTTCGCTAACTGGACGGTTGCGAAGGGGACAGAAATATACCTTCTTGAACGCCGTCCCGCCAAAGCCCAACATGAGGAGCATTCGGTCGGTATCAGGGTAATACTCTCGGGCAGTGGCCGTGAGGTAATGGTTGAGGTCGTTCTCAAGGTCATTGGCCAACTCGTCGGAAGAATCGTTCGCGTTGTTGTTGTCCTCACGGATTTTTACGGGGCCATCCGTAGGCAATAGCTCCGACCGGGCATTGGCTTGAAAGCGTAGCACCGCCTCGAGCAGGAGCGGGTGCCGAACGCGGGACATACCCTCAACGGGCGCTCCGTCAGCGGCTCCGGCGAGGCCCGGAATTTCAACCTTAAGGCCCAGAAGCTTAATGCCCTGAGCGCGGTCCTCGATCCATTCTTGACGCGACTTAAGATCACCCTCGATACCCTTCATCAGTTCTTCGGCGATGCGGGTCAGCTCGTCCTTCGAGATATCCTCGACGATGTTATCGAACCAGCCTTCTCGCGTTGGCTTCTCAGCCTTCTCTAGCGGCGACCCGTCCATCGTAAACTCAATCGATCCGTCGGGAAGCTGGATGGACATGATGTTGCCATGCTCGTCCATCTCCGTGGTCGGCGCGTCTTCCTGAATTTCAATCTC